TTAGCCTCTGGTAAAACTCCTACGGGGCAAGAAGTAGAAACTCCGTGGGGAGCAATTGAAAAGAACGACCCAGAAGCATGGAAAACATTAATGTACCAGACCATGCAGAACTACTCTCCGTTGTTCTTGCAAGATTTAGCAGGAGCATTACAACAGGAAGGACTTATGGGTGCTGCTTATGCTGCCCCAGGATTCTTTGGCGCAGGAGTATTGTCCTACGATTCCTCGATGCAAATAACCGCAGAAGTTAGGGCATTGTACTCCCAATCCAGAGAAGAAATGCGTGAGTACGAAGAGCTTTTGGGCAAAGATTCTGCAAAGGCAGAGAAGTTTGCCAACGAAAATTCATTGATAAAGTACTCAGAAGTACTTGCTCAAAATGTAAGCTACATCAATAAGATTGAGAAGGCAATAAAACAAATAGAAGATGATGATACCTTAAGTGATGAACAAAAGGATTCTGCTATAGAAGAATATAGGAGGGCAATAATACAGACAAGCCGTGACGTGATAAATATGTTGCAAGGATTACCAACAAGTCAAACAGTAACTAATGATAGTAATGCTAATAGAAGGGAAAGTCCACTAGATAACGTGGGCAAATAAGGAGAAATTAAGTGGTAGAAGATGTAACCAAGACTACAACTGGTACGGAGGACTTAGGAAAACAAACCGAACCGCCTGTTTTGGCGGCGAAGGATGCGACCAAGGAAGAAGTTCCAGCGCAGGAGGGTCAAGCAGACACCACATCTAAAGTAGTTACCTATACTGAAGATGAACTGCAAAAGCGAATTGAAAGTGCCATAGGTGGCTACAAGGGTACGCAGGCAAAGATTCAGGCAGACCTAAAAGCTGCCCAGGAAGCAATGCAACGTGCTCAAGTGGAGGCTGAGGAAGCTTCCTACACAAAGTTTCTGTCTGAGGTTGAGAAAGGTGGTGGCGACTTAGACCTGGCTAAGTCTATTGTTGCTACACAGAAAGCTCAGAATGCCAGGGAAGCGCAGTTGAGGGCAACAGAGGCTACTATAGCCGAACAGATGGCTGCGATTAACGAAGCAGGAAAAGCTAAGAAACTTAGCGACCTTATGGCAGAGTACAAGTTGCCCGAATCAGCCAAGGAAATTCTTGCCCAGGCGAAAGACCCAGATGCTATGGAACTACAGGCGTTGAGAATGGCTCTCAAGAAGAACCAGACTCCAATTCCTGCTGCAAAACAGCCGGACTTGGGGGCTAAGACTGGTAAGAGTGGAATTGACTGGACTAAACTATCCGATACTGAAAAGTTTGGGATAGCTATTGAACAGATAAAAATAAATAAAGGAGAATAAAGTGGCTTTAACTTTAACTGAGGGAGAATTATACTCTACAACCGACATTCTCTCAAAAACGGTAATTGACCGTCTTGTTAAGGATGACCCCATTCTACAGAAATTGCCCTTTGAAACACTACTGGGCAATAGCGATACTTATGCTACCGTAACTACTCGTTCCGGTGCTGTAGGTATTCGTGGCGTGGGCGACACTTGGACGGAATCAACCCCGAACATCACCGATAGCACAGTAACCCTGAAGCTTCTGGGTGGTGACGCGGATATTGATAACTTCCTTATCGAGACTCGGTCTAACAAACTAGACCTCAAAGGAACGGTTTTGAATGATAGGACTGTGGCTGTGAAGGAATACTTCACTGACCTGTTCTATTATGGGACGGCCTTTGATGCTGCTGCATTTAGCGGGATGCATCAGTTTATGACTAGCACCACGTACAATACAGTACATTGCGGTACTACTGCAACAGGTGGTGTCCTGACCATTAAGAAACTTCGTGAGGCAATTGACCTCATCCATAGCTTCACTCCCGACATGATTTGCATGTCCAAAGTAATGCGCAGATACTTGGATGTTTACTATGATAGTATCGGGGACAAGCTTTCTGACACGATGATGTTTGGTAAACATTGCCCGTCCTTTGATGGTATTCCTATTGTTGTGTCCGACCATATCACCGATACGGAAACCATTTCATCCGATGCTTTTGCTGCTAGAACAGGCGGAGCGTGCTCTTCCATCTTTATCTTGTCCTTCGGTTCTGAGGCCGTGTGCGGTGTGCAGGGCAGTACTGGTTTAAAGGTTAAACCTCTTGGCGACCTTGAGACCAAGGATGCTTCGAGATACCGCTTCCGCTGGCCTTGCGCCTTGAAGTTCAAGAACATTCGTTCTAGTGCTAAACTTGATGGCGTTGACTCTGACGGCACGGTAACTGCATAAAGGAAAGGAGAGGATATAAGTGGCTACATTAAATCAGATTAAAGCATACCCGTTTGCTGAAACCTTTGAAGTACAGACTACAGACGCAACTTCTATTAACGTCTGGCTCATTCCGAAAGGAACTATCGTTGATGATGTTATCGTAGTTGTAAAGACTGCTGCTTCTACGGGTTATATCACTGTTGGCGACACGGATACTGCCAATGGTTATATAACCTCGGCGGACGCTGCGGGTGCTGCTGGTACAGTCTATGGGGACTCCCCCGCAGAAAAGGGAGCATTCCTGTATGATGCTACTGTCAAGGGCGGGTTCCGTAAGGTGTATACTACCCATGATAAGTACCTTACTATCGTAGTTGATAGGGCTGGTACTGATGGAACCTTCTTAATTACAGTAACAGGTTTCCGGACTAAAGTAGACTAAAGGAGTTGGCGGGGGGTATGTGTACAGTATCCCCCGCTAAAACCTCGGATGAAGATGATTAAATTTCATACTGCATACCAAGATACGCAAACCCAGAAATACCTAGTAAAGTTTGTGTATAAACCTATAAAGTTTGTACTAAACAGAATGTGGAAAGTTTTAAAAGAACCCACAATCGAAGAAGCTAGGTTTTCAAATACACTAACCTTGCTTGAAATACGCGACTGGTTTCTTGCCCATGAGTCTAATCTTATGTACCAGGACTTCTGGAAGTCTGTACTTAATTTGGGCATTATGAAACAGGATGATGACTTTTATTATAAAATAAGGTTAGAAAAAATATTACGAAAGTGGTTAGAGCTATACAATGCAGGCAAGTGGGAATGGACTCCGGATGAAAAGGGTGTAGCCTGGTGGAAATAAAAGTAAAGGCAATACTTATGCTTATAGGGGCTTCCATAATCATATTTTTTGCTGCTCTTATACCACTGATTATTCAAGAATGTTAGGAGACTTATATGGCTTTTGCAGATGCCCAAAGTAATTGTGAAATATTAGAAAGCGCAGGGGAAGCTACTATTGAGCTTTCTGGAACTGTAACTAAAGGAGATATACTTGGTTATAGCTCTGGATGGCAGCGAGCATTGGCTACAGCAGGCGGAGTAATCCAAGGGCGCTGTGTAGCTAGTTCAGACGGAGTTTCTGGGCAAAGAATACCTGTGTACTTTGATTATATTCTACTAGGTGGTACTCGATTTAGTGGAGCTACAGTAGGTGGAGCAGTATATGTTGCCGAAGGAACTAGTACTGGAATGTATACTCAGACAGCTCCTACCACAACGGCAGATGCCAACAAAATTATAGGATATGCGATTAGTCCCACTGTACTTATGATAACTCCAGCATACAAAGATGATAGTGTCGCTTAGGAAATAAAATGGCTTTTACTGATAATCAATCTGGAGCGGTTGTAATATACGGCGAAGGGCAAGCACCCATTATTCTGGGAGAATCTTGCGTAGTAGGGGATGGAAAAGAGCGTTGGCTACTACTGGGTATATTATACCTATACGTTGCGTTGCTGCTGAAAGTGGTGTAGCAGGACAGCGTATTATAGCTTATTTTGATAATGCTATAATAAAGGGAACACGGTTTTCCGGAGCTACTCCAGGCGGTTCTATATATGTAGAGGAAGGTACGGGTTACGGAAAGTATACCCAAACATCCCCTTCAACTTTAGGGGATGACAATACCGTAGTAGGATATGCCCTATCAACTACAATGGTGGCAATAATGCCAAGTTATTCTCTAGATGTATTTGTAGGGTCATCTCCTTATG